GGGGTAGGGTACGGTGCGGTCATTTTTGTTTTAATTCTGCCGCTTGCGATAACCATACCGGCCATTCTATCCCAGTAGTTTCCGTAAAAATCTTCGATATAGAAAACCTTTACGCTGCTTGTCTGATTGGTGTACCCAAAAAACTGACCTTTGTCCTTAAGGCTGCCCGGAGTAACACCAGCAGTGTTGCCGCTTGCACATCTGCCCCAGCCAAAAGCTTCCTGCGAGTTGTCGCTTTTACTTATAAGTGTAAGCAGGTCATTGATAAAGTCCCAACGACTTTTCACGATAGTAAACCAGCCGTCACCCTTTGCATTGCTCGGCACATTCAAGCCGCCTTCACCGTTATTGGCTTCCGCTCTTGTAACTTCTGTTGCTGCAGTCTGACTAACCATAACACCCTGACCTGCGATTGAACGCAGAACACTGGAAATATTCGAACCTTTGTACATACTGTAGTAAAACTCGTCTCGTTCTTCGCCTGCAGCGTTCATATGTGCATAAGCTTTATAGTGTTCGTTGATTTTTACTCTGGAACACTTAACAATATTGCCGCTGCGGTAAAAATACAGTTTTTTAAAGGCAGCCATAGCATTGCCTCCATAGGCCGTGCTGGTAATGTCACTCGCTGCGCCGCTCACAGCTTTTTTTGTTTGGTCGTCACGGTCAAGCTCATAGTCTACAGTGCCGTCATACTTAAGCATTACAGGGCGATTGATGTCAGTACAAAACGCCTCCCAACTGCCATAGATAAATGCGCCTGCATTATAATTCATATATGCGCGTTCAAAATCCTTACAGTCGTCGGTATATGTAATGACGTTTCCTGCACTGTTCTGTGTTCTTGTAAAGCCGTAGATAAAACCGACTGCAGCGTTGTATGTTTTGCCTGTTTCCAGAACATCAACAACAACTTTGTTTACAGCTTCCACTCCGTCAACGCTGCAGGAAACAGTGTATGTATCTGCAACTGTAACAAGAATATCTGCAGCGCCGCCGCTGTCGCTTGTTTCGGTGAATATCGCACCATTTGCGCCAACAGCTATAACTTCGGCATTTGCTTCTGTTGATATATGAATAATGCTATAAAAGTAAGTCAGTGATATGCGATACTGTCTAACTTCGTCAACAATAAGGTTGATACTGTCTGTTTTGCCGTTGTTGGAAGCTTCAATATACCAAGCAGAATATCCCTGTACATCAAATTCCACAATGCCGTCACCGTCTGCAATGGCTTCATAAATTATGTTTTCTGTAGTTGCGCGAACAACGCTGCCTGCTTCTGTAGTTACAATAATTCTTGGTTTAAGGCCAAATTCTTTTGTCTGTGGCTCTGCTTCGCCGTTTTCGTTTATCATTACAACCTGACCTGCAGTGCCTTTGATTTTTGTCTGCGCGCCTATAAAAGCAGGGGGATAGTCGTTTTTGTCAGGCATAACAACACCCTGACGTCCATTAAAGCTTGTAACGCCGCCGCCTGCAGCATTCTGTGCCTGTTCCGACCAGTATTTTGCATTGTTTATATCCTCATTTTCTCTTGTTCCGGTACCACCTACAGCCCAGCTTTCAGAGTTTCTTGCCTGCTGAACTACATATGCTTCGCTTTTCAATGCATTGTCTGCGGATGCCGCGGCGTTATTCATACAATTTGCTGCAATATCTGCGCAGGCAGATGCTCTCTGGTGGCTTTCAGCAGCAGCGGCAGCAGATTTTTGTGCATCGCAGATAGTTTCTTTGATTTCGTCTATCTCTCTCTGTAGCTGCTCTGCCTGACTTGGCGTAACATCTTCTGTTTCGCCTTCGCCCCAGATAGCTTCAGGTACCAAGAAATAGGCAGTGCCAGTTACAACAGCAATTATTTCTTTTGCTGTTTCATCGTCAATCAAGCAACCTTTTATTGTAAGCCCTGCTTCGCCACTATATTTTTTAGCTTCAGCAGGAATAGGCACCCTGTATGTGTTTCCGTTTCCGTCAACATCCATAAGCGGTGTAACCGTAATTGTTACCGGTTCACCCATAGAGTTAGTCCAGCACACTGTTTTTGTTGTGTTTTCCCACAGTTCGCTGAAATGGCATTCGATTTCTGTTTCATCGTGGCTGCCTGCAGCGCCAATGCTCACGCCTGCACCCTCAATGTATTCGTCAGCAATATTCAGCTGTATAATCTTTCTCATTTTTTACCTCACAAAAAACGGCGCAGCAATCTTGGAGAGTGCTCAGAACTCCAATTTGCTACGCCGTGTCGTAACTGCCAAAAGTGTTTCGCGGTTATTTTAGATGTTTAAAGCCTTTTCCTTTGCTTTAAGCTCAGCTTCTTTCTGCTGAATAAGGTTAGCGGTCTGCATATCCTGTTCTTTGCTGCGCTCAAGGATAAGCGCAACTTTTCTCGGCACCATAACCTGCACACCGCGTTTAATCTGATATGTTCTGCCGTTGTGTGCTACAAACACGTCATCTTTATACTTGTCGTTGTCTTTGAACAACATCACAGGCACAAGCTCATTGTAATATGCCTTTTTTGCAGCGGCTTTTGCTGCAGCATCATCACTGGCTGTGCCGGTGTTGATAAAAATACCTGTTTCTTTTTCCGCGAGAGCCGCTTCTGCATCAGCTTTTGCTTTTTCAGCTTCTGCAGCTTTTTTCTCTGCAGCTTCCTTTGCAGCGCGTTCTTCTGCGAGCTGTTTCATAAGTTCTTCAACAGTCGCTTCAGGTGCTGCTGCATTAGCTTTATTTTTTTTGTCTGCCATTGTCATAATCCTCCTGTTTACATAATAAGGCCGCCGTTTTATGGCAGCCTTATCGCTTTAACCTGTTATATTACGCAGCATCTTCGTGAGAGAATGTAGATGTGCTTTCGATACGCACCATATATTCCTCAACAAGACGTTCAGCAACCTTAAGCGCTTTCCAGCCTGCTGTTGCTCTCTGGTCAAGAGGGTCAGCCGCACCTGCAGAACCAAGCTGTTTAACAATATGTCTCAGGCCGCCGCCTTTAACAGTTGTGCTGCCGTATGCTTCTGCACCAAGGATAAGGGTGGAGTATACGTTTGCACCGTCTGCGCCGGCTTTTTCAAAGATTTTTGCTTCGCTCGTTTCAACAAAGCGTACACCTTCAATTTTGCCGATTTCACCTTCATAAATACCCTCTGGGTCGCTGTATGTTTTTACATTTACCCATTTTGGGTCATTCATAAAGTCGTAAGAAGCATCCTGGTTGATAATGCCGATGTAACAGCCATCAATTCTTGGTGCGTTCATCTTTTTAAGAAGACGCACAGCTTTACGCACATCGTTAACTGTGATGTTGCAGTTGCTTTCTTCGCTTGTGTAGTGCAGTTCTGCACGGTCGTCAACGCCGCCTGCATAGATAACGTTTGTACCGCCGTTGAGAACTTCTCTTACAACAGTGTCAAGTGTCTGACCTGCCTGTTTGCCAAGCAGTTTTGTTGCCTGCAAAAGGTTGTTGTCGATTGCAGTAAGTAAAAGGACATCAGAAAGTTCAACGTAGTCACCATACTGGTTAACTGTTGCTGTGATAACGCTCATAGACAGTTTTTTGCCGTCAGGTGTAACACCTTCTGTAAGTGGTACAAGAGCCTTTGGCAGTGGGCTGTATTTTCTGAACTCAATTGTCTTACCGCCGTTTTTAGGGATGTCTGCCACCTGACCAAACTGGTCGTGAACAAGTTCCGGACCAGCCATATCAATCAGGTAGTCAGAATAAAATGTTTTCATTTCGTCACTAAGACCAACGTCTGTAGTAACGTTTGTGTTGCCGTCAAACATATCCAGTTTGACAGGGAACAAGAGAATGTTTTTTCTTTCAAACATAGTAATTAGCTCCTTTCATAGCGAGGAACTAAAATACAATTTTTTCTCCTCGCTGAACTCGTTTAACAATTTCCGCACGGTCTTTTTTGGACAGTTTGGAAACGTCGTCTTTTACAATAAATGCACTCTGGTCATTTGTACCGTTTTCAGCAACTCTTGCGCCTTTGGCACGAATATTGTCAACAACTTTTCTTTCAGCGTTCTGTGCTGCTGCTGCGCTGTTGTTTGCAATAATCTCGTCCATGTGGATAACGCCGTATGCGTGTTCCATTGGGATGCCGCTGCGCAGCAAAGAAATAAACTGTGGATTCTGTGCTTCTGCTGCAAGGTCAAAGTCCGGATATTTTGCAGCAAGGCTGTCTGCTTCTGCATACCATTTCTGTATCTGTGCATCCGCCTGTGCTTTTCCTTTACGCTGTCTTTCGGCTTCGGCAAAGGCTTTGTTTTCTCTTTCCATTTTTTTGAAACGTTTATACTGTTCAACTTCCATACCTGCTTCATAGGCAGCTTCGTTCCAGTACGCATCATCATTTTCAACAGCGTTAAGCAGTTTTGCTACGTCGCCGTCCTCAATGCCGTAACGCTCCATAAGCATATTTACAATAGGGGAATACTGATTTACGGTCTGCTGCAGCTGCTTTGTTTCTTTAAAGCGACGGTTTATGATATTCTGAACTTCAGTGTCATAAATATCTTTGTATTCACCATTGGTAAGCTCTTTAAAAGCCTTGCGCCTGTTTTCCAGAGTATTTGCAGCTTCGATATTTTCTGTGGTCTGCTTCTCGGCGGCAGAAGCTGTGTTGTTCTGTTTGCCAAAAACAACATTGTTATATGCGCCCTTTTTTCCACGCTGGGTGTCCACGCGGTTGCCTGTAGCTTCGCCCATAGTTCCTGCACCTTCACCACCTGCAGAAGCTGCTGCGGCAGCACCGGCTGTGCCGCCCTCAAACATAGAAAGGTCAACAGGAAATAATTTAACTTTTTTCATCTGGATTTCCTCCGTAAATTCGCGGAATAATGCCTCCGTGTGGCAGTTGCCTTGGCCTTTGCGAACGGCAGTTGCGCACAATCTCAAAAATGTGCGTACTTTGCTCGGCTGGGATGCAAAGACCAAGGGACAATTTTAATGTATCAATACTTTTTTTGTTTTTCGCCCCCCAAACAGCGAAAAATTTTAAACAATTTCAACAAATCTTACGCAAATACACTCTTTTTCTGCCATTTCCAGCTGCTTAAACCCCATATATGCCAGTTCAAAGGCGGCCAAAGCACCGCTGCCACCAGTCCAAACAAAGTGTGCGTCGGCATTTTTATTATCGAAATGTTTTATAAGTGGAATAGTGTCGGTTTCTGTATTGTTTAAAAAGGCAAGCACCGCAAATGATATTGCACTTACTGCAGCACAAACCTTTTCGCTTCCGGTTGCGTGGCCTTTTACGGATAGGGTGTATCTTCGTCCGTCTTTTTCAGCGTATACCTGTGTCATAACGTCTGCACCTCTTTAACCGTTCATTGTCCGTTTATATAAGTTCTGGCTGTAGCTTTCCTGCGGTGTATGTGCCGCTGTCATATTCCTTGCAAGGTCGTTTGCATTACGTGTCTGCGTTGGTTGTTCACCTGCA